TTAAAAAATAATCCCTCCCTTAGAAGGTTGTTCAATAATTGAAATAATGGCAGCATGACGTTGTTGGCAGTCTATATACTTTCTCCTGTCATCGACCATAGTAAGGATCACATCTTTAGATTCTCCTGATTCGAGTTTTTGTAAATCGGAACAAGGCATTTTTAAGTTAGCCGGTATTACCAGCGGCATTGACCGCTGACACCCCGTCAGTATCAAAACAATCGTTGATATAAATAGGACGTTCAATGATCTTTTGCACTTCACGTGTAATCGTTTCTGTTTTTGTACGTTCAGTACTTCTGGTGTTTTCATAGTCCTCACCTGCCTGCTGTGCCTTTTCTTGTGCCTTGTGCTCAGCATCTTTATAAGGCTGAATAGCTGTAGCCACTTTGTTCTGACATTCATCTTTAGCTTTGATAAGATCACCGGCCAAGCTATTTAACTGAAATGCCATTAATAAAATTAGAAATAATAAAATAGCGATTATGGTCCAGCGCTTGTTGTTCCAGATCAGTAATAGAAATGGCATTTAGTTTACCTCCATGCATTTGTTATATCGCTCTAGCTGGCGAGCCCAAACGCCATAACAGTTATTAGCTCTAATACTACAGTCACGTTTAGCTGCAAACTTCCATTTAAGTAATGACTTGCAGGCTTGCATATAATTGCGAGCTTTCAAATTACGAAGCATTGAAGATGATGACCATGCACCAGTACCGAACTGATAAGTAAAATCCATGTAGAGATCATATTCAGTTTGTGATAGTGGTATGCCAAGAAGAGTTTTATTAAATATTTCGGCATCTTTATTTATATGGTTGCGCAATAGCTCAAGCGCACGTTTTTGAGTAATCGGCGGATCAGTCATCTTAACCTTGGTACCATCTTCATAAACTGTTGTCCCTGTACCGATTGTCACTACACCAACCGGGTCTCTATATGGTTTAAGCTCAGTGCCTTCTTTAGTTTGTGTATAAGCAAGACCACCCAAGCTTATAGCTGTGGCCATAGTGACGATAAACTTAATCTTGTTTGACATTATCGTTCCCCAGGTAATGGTACTGATTGATCTTTAACTGATGCAGTTCATTTGCTCGTTTATTTTCAAGTCGCTTGTAGTACCAGTTCACAAAGAAGCCACCTAAGGCAATTGCAATACCTAACCAAGCCAGCACATCAATGGCCGCCAGATATGCCAGGAATCCCGAAGCTGCACCTGCATAAGTTGTTTTTGTTGCTGCAGATGACACAGAAGCCGCCATCTCCATTACTGAAACTCTGTTATCGGACATAACGCCCCCTATTTTTTGGTAATAAAAAACCCTGACTTAATTACAAGTCAGGGTTGGGGTAAGTTGGTTGGGTATATTTATAATCGACAGTAATTAGATGAGTAGTGGTCAGACATATAGCCCCCTATTTTTTTTGGCAATAAAAAACCCTGAGCAAGTCAGGGTTGATGGTTTGTTGGGTTATCGGGCGACTAGTTCAAAAACTTTATTTAGTGGGCTGGATGTTGCCAATCCTATGTTTGCATTGTTTGCCAGATCAGTATCAGTGATATCTGCAGCCAACACATCATCTATGTAAACCTTGATATTTGTTTCTGTCCACTCAACGCCAAGAGAGTATGTCTTACCTGCTGTCATTGTAAGACCTTTTGTTGCTAATGTTGTGCTGACACCGGCGACAATTTTTGTATAGAACAGCCCGGTTGAGTTAAGAACAATTTGATGTAAATTGCTTGCATCTGCAGCACGAATGAGTAGACCAATATATCCTTCATTCCACTCTAAAATACCACAGTATTTTCCAGACTTGGCGTGGGGTAACAATGCACGACAAGCAGAACTCGCTGAACTTTGAGCAGCATAACCATTGTATACAGTCCACAATTGACCGGATGAACCAAGAGCTGTCCAAGTTTTCCCATTTGTTACCCGACCATTCAGCGGACCTAGATTTGTCTTAAAATCATCGAAAATAGTTTTTTTGTTAGGGTCTACTAGAGATTTGAAAGCATCTTCCCATTTTGGGATGGTTGAATCTGCTGGAACTGTTCCTGCTTGCTGTGTAATCAACATATTAATTCACTCCTGCACTTAATTTTGATGCGATTTTTCCGATTGCTGTACCGACAATATTTTTTCCGCGCTGATTGTAATGAACACTGTCATGCATCATGTCGCGATTAAAGAATTTCAATGTTCCTGTGTAGCCCATATATACTGTAGGCATTGTATGAGCGAACTCCATCTGAGCATCACGAATTGATTTATACGCAGAATTGTCTGCTGTTCTATATCCTGTACGTGTGATGATAAAAGGAACTTTAGTTCCTACATTTGTCTTAATAAAATCAATAAATGTTGTGAATGCAGCCTTATAGTCATTGATCGTGATTACACCATTTTGTATTTGAACACCATCTTGCTCACCTTGTGACCATGAGATAAACCCCATTTGATAGCAGTATCCATTCGAGTTCAAATAACTCTTGCAAGCATTCAAACGGTCTATAGCTGGCTGTCTTAAAGTGCCTGCAACATCCCATGATCGCCCCGCTGTTCCCGATGCAAGTTCAGACATTGCAGACGCGCCGACTGCGCTATTAACCACAATTAAGCCAAGGCCGGTTTGTCTATAGAACTCCAAGGCCATTGCAGGCACTACACTCGCTTTTTGTTCACTCGTATTAATGTCACTCAAAGTGCTATAAGTGTTATTCCAAATCAAACAAATGTTGGGTGGTAAACTCGGCGCTTCAGCTTCATTGCCGCCTTCCGTTGTATTGTTTGATTGACCGATTACAAGACATAAAATATATTCATAAGGAGTTGCATAAGCCGTTGAGCCAGCTTCAATCGTGATTGTTTCGGCCGTTTCTAAAATGGAAATGCCTGCGCCGGCGACCAAAGGTTTCTGCTTTGCTCCAATATAAGAAATAAACTGCCCGGTGGTGACGTTCTGTTCTTTAATTCGGGTAAAGCCATTTGCATCAATAACCGTGGTTACTGTTCCTTTTATCTTTTTATAGATTTCAACTCCCTTCACTGTTGCACTTAACTCTTTGATGCTCTGGTCATTCTCTGCTATACGTGAGTCATAGAAATATGTTTGACCCCCTTTTGATTGCATCTTGACCCGTGTAAATCCATTTATATCTAGAACTGTTTCAACATAAGCTTCTATATTTTTATAGATTGAAAAGGTTTTAATTTTTTGGTCGGAGTAGTCTTTCGCCTGCTGCACAGGATCCCACGGACTCTTCGTTAAACTCGTCGCTCCGGCAGAGGCTTTGTAGTAGTCACCGCCTTCCGTTGAGCTTAGAACTGAAACTCTTGTATTAAGTGCAATATTTGCAATGTCGGCATTTGCGGCAGCAAGCGTTGGATAAGCTTTAAATGTACCGTTTGTGAAGCCTGCAAGAGCATTGTCAACATAACTTTTTTCAGCTTTAACTAGCTGAAGGTTATCTGTTGTTACCTTTGATGCTTTTAGATCAATTTGCTGCTGCTTTATTAAAAGTTGTTCATCAACATAAGTTCTTGCTGCTTTTAGAGATATATTTTCACGATCCTGTACAAGTGTTTCTAAGATTTCTTCTAGATGTGTTTGAATACTTTTGCCATCACGCGCAAAGACAACACCTGCAACTACCCCTTGAAACACACCCGGATTTATTGATGCTAAGCTTGTATCTGTATAGCCTTTTAGGGCATCAAATAGCTGCTGTTCGCGAACCTTTGCCAGCTCATCATAATTAAAATCATGAGTACGTCGCCATTCAATCTCAGATTTAATACGCGCTAAAATTTTTGCATCAACTAAGTTTTGTTCTTGTAGTACATGCCACAGCTTATCTAAGTCCCAATTTAAAGCTGCCGGATTAAATGAGTTATCATAACGAGAATAAGTGGTTTCACGTTCAAGATTGGTATCACGTGCAAGCGTAATAATGGTCCCTGCTTCCGGTATTGTGTGGAAAATGACATCATTATCCTGAACAGTAAAAGTACCTACAGGTGGTATTTCATTATTTACCGTGACAACCAAAAAACGCTCATCTGAAAGATCAAACGTAATATTAAAATGATCAGTGGCACCATTGGCCACATAACTTACAATCGGTAATTGCTCAGGCACTGCCATGATTCACCCCTAATATTCAAAGTCCAAGACAGCATCAGTAACGCCACCATCTGTTCTCCAATTAGGAGACTCATTAGGCTCAAGTCCGTTGTGTATTTTTCCTATACGCTCTGGCGATTCATTTAGCGTACCGGCAAGTGAGTCCAGATAATCATCTTCTTGTTCGGTCACCCCGGGGTTGAACTGTTGCATTTGCTTGTACTGAGTAGAGGTATTCTCACCTTCTATTGTGTCAATTACAGATACATGGACCCATATCAGACCAGAGATCAAAGGCCCTTCAACTGCTTCTAAAATCCGTTTATTTTTTGGCTGTGTAGAATGCTTTCCTTTAACTCCACAGCGCAATCTTCTTTTCTTCAGTGCTGCTTTAAGTGAAGATGGTGCAAAGTTCCCAATACCGTTGGTTTCAATTGTAATCTTAGGGATTTTAAACTCTTCGATCAGATCACAAAGCTGCCAGACTTGGCCACCCACCACCTCACCACTGTCATTGGTTATGATCACTTCGCCTTTTAATGCTATAGATCGGTGCCAGTATTTATTACCCAGGTCATCATGCAGCGTTAAAGTAACTGCAGATATATCTGACTTAAGTTTTCCAGATGATGGGTCCCATTGTGCTGTCATTCCAACAATATGACGCTCGCCCAGCATCATGTACCACTGGCCATTCGCTCGTTTAAGGACTGGCTCACAGTCATAAGCAATCATTTTGTCTGGGTCTAAACGAACATCAGTAATAGGTTTAGCATGTAGTTGATATTGAGAATCCCAAGCATTAATTGTCCGGCATTTGCGACGGCGCTTCTGCATTTCTGTTGGGGTAAAACGTTCAGGCCATAAAGCTTCACTGTAAACATCAATAAGATAATGTGATTCATCAAAAGTGATGTGATAAGAATTGCCTCTAACTCTTATCTGGTAATCTTCACCCTCTTTCAAAAGCTTTGATGTTTTGCCAATACCACTAAAAATATAGATTGGCTTGAAATCTACATATGCTTCAATAATCTGTTCAAAACGTTTTTCTTTCTCAAACATTCTGAAAATGAGACATTTTGAATCTGGATTATTCATGATCTCGGTATATAGAGAATCATGTGTGTGTGGCGTACCCACATAAAGCTCTTGTCCACCAGGTATAAGAATAAAAGTCTGTTCGCCTAAACGATAACGAAGCTTTTCTCTTGCCTCTGGTGTACCAATATTGCTCGGCACTTCCACGTCATCATTTTGCACCTCGTTGGCACGTGAACCGGTAACATTGGATAGGATGCCCCGGGCGTGAATAGAACCATGTCGAACATCGGTAGAGCCGCTTACCCACCATTTTTGTGTCTCTCCACGCTCTTTTTTAATATTGAACAATTGGCACAGTGGATGTCGTTCAAGGACTTGTTCAGTACCACGACTTACTTTGTATGCATCTGGATCCGTTGCACCTTGATGTAAAATTAAATGATCAGGATTACAGTAAAGCCGCCATGCATTATAAATATCCAAGATTGTTGATTTACCATGGCCACGCGGCAGCATTAAGAGACCGAGCGAGCCATAATCCTCCAGAAAATCACAGACGTCTAAATGAAAATCTGGAACCACCCAGTTTAATGTTTCTGCATGAACTAGATAGAATGCAGCAAAGCTGACCTTAATCATGAATTAGCTCGGCCGCTGTTTCCGTTCTTCCAGCTTTTTCTGAACACTTTCAAGTAACGCAGCCGCTTGTGCTTCAGGCGTTACAGTCCGGCCATCAATATTGCCTGTGGTTAGCTCATCATCATTTAAAATGCGTTTAAGCTTCTCCATGCATGTCAGGGCTTCTTTAGCTCCTTTATAAAGCCAGACTTTATCTCCACGCCCTTCTTTATCGAAAATATCTTTACCGTATGCCTCAGTCATAAGATCAACTGCATCAGTTGCAGACATTTCTAGGCACAGCTTTAATTTATCTTTTGTCTCAGGTTTGAGATGACCAACTTTCTTTTTTTCTGACATAAAAAAATCCCCCCGTATATAACTGTTATACGAGGGGTTAAAATCAGGTTTGTTGGGTAAAACTGGTTGGCAACAGTTTTGATTATTCTGTATGCTAATTGAGCAAATTTGCAGATTATAACGAAATGGGGAAATTCCAATGAAAACTTTAATTCTGACCGTTATTTTAGCTCTACCGACTACTATGACTTTTGCTGGTTCATGCGATCATAGCTGGCAAAGTGCAAAAGATGGTTCATCTTGTGGCGATCGTGCTGCTGATCGTCGTCCAGGTGGACAATAATTTTTTATAGAAAAAAATAAAGGCTGCAAATGCAGCCTTTATTTTTATCATTGCAGGTTTACTAAATAAGTTATTTGCCCTTACCCACTATAATTTTCATAGGTTTAAAATCATCAATTATTAATTTTTTGGTTTTTACAATATCTTCAGGTTTAGTTCTGTCGTTATAAGAGACAACAGCTTTATTCACAATCAGTGTTTCACCGAATGCATCACAAGCACTTTCGCCCTCAATGAAAAAACCGCTATAGGTCTTGCCACCAACAAAATTAAAATCATCAGCGGTAGCTGTTTCATTGCTTATAAGTTTTCCATTTTTATCTTTCATTGAAAATGAAAAATCAATCTTTTCAATATTTTCCAAGGCATCATTTGCTGATAAATCAAAAGCTAATGAACACATTCCCCCATTCACAAAACTTGCATGAGTATTCCTAATTTCTATGGGTGTATCTATCGAGGCAGCGTTTACAGTAGAAAATGCCATACTGCCTAATAATAAAGTACTAAAGACTTTTTTAACCATTATTGTACTATCCTTTCAAAATCTGGCATCTGAATATCGCCTAAGTCATCGCCCCAGTATCGGGTACGGTCTTGTTCTCGTTCGGCCTTCCTTAATAATTTTTCACGGTAGCCTGGCGCAATCATATCCTGCATTTCATCAAAAATTAAGCGATTTGCCGCTGCTTTGGTATACCACAAGTTTTGGGAAGGAACCTTTCCTTTTAAAAATTTAAATGCCTCATTACCTGCATTTGTTTCAACTCCGTTAGAAAGCTGTGTAGCATTTCCTACTGTTAAAGAAAGAATACTTTTAAAGTCGGAACCAAACGGACCAGCTATAAAATCACCTGCATCACGGCCACTGGTATCCATTCCTGCCACCAGAATATCGCCTAACACTGGCAAACCACCGCCAGCAACAAAAGAACGTTTAAAGAAATCTACTGTCTTTTCTAGGTCATCACTGTCCCACATCGTGGCAGGATCATTACCATTGGCCAGTTCTTTCAATTGAACAACCAGTCCCCCTAATACAGTGGTCATGGCAATCAGTGAAGTTGCGTACCCTACCTTACTGGCTTTAGTTGGTTGACTCATTGCCCGGCTACCGTGTCGGATCAGGAAGGCTGCTGAAAATGATTTGAACTGAAGCATAGATTTAAGGATTTCCCCCATTGCTGTACCTTTTCTGGTACCGGGATTCATCCAGGTTCGCTCACGCAATCCCGCTTCAACCACAGCCATACCCTGTTCATCTAGTAGATGTGCCTGAAATTGTGTAGCGACTTCATCACGTACTTTTTTAGGGTCGCCAAAAATATTTAATTTTTCGTCTGGTATTTGATAAATAGAACGCGCTGACATTAATTGATTGCCCTTGCGATCTACCACAGGATCAGCTAGGCGCATGACTTCCCAAGCACGTTCTGATAATCCGGTCTTCTCCATGAGTTCACGATCACCAGCGTCTAAATCCTGCCAGGCTTTAGATCGAGATAACCGGCCATATTTCTCCATTAGCATCTTGGTAAAACCGACTTTGGAGGCAGATGTAAGAGCATTAAGGCCGGAAATTCGCATTACCTGAGTGGCAACAGCACTTGAAACGCGCGCTAATTTTTGAGACTTACCACTAACTGAAGTAAGGCCATCATCAGAGAAACGGGCAATAGAGCCCAGCATTTCTTCTGTAGCCAGTCCGAGAGAATGGGCCAACTCCCGATCAGTTTTATTGGCTGGATTCAATTGAGATAATAGCTCACCAAATGTTTTGCGATAAGTAATATTGTGAATTGAAGCTGTTTTGGCAATCATTGCCTGATCTGTTATGGATGAGAGTGTGGTGCCACCCAGCATGGATGCCACGTTCATAGATCTGTATGCCAAGCCAAGGTTCGCTAGCACTTCCGATTGTGGTGTGTTTTGGCCTGTAAATTCATCGAACATTGTTTGTGCGCGTTTACGGGATTTATGGGTAGTGTCTACATCTATTCCGTTCAGCCAGTCTTTTTTCTCGGCTGCATCCATCAATATACGCATTGCATTTTTTGGATTACTTCCTAAGTTTTCAGCAAGTGCAATATCTTTAGAGAGTCCATTTATGTGAGCTTCAACCAGATCAACAAAAGGCATCCCCCCAAAATCCGCTTGATAGTCAAGCCATGCATCGGCGCTCTTAAAGTGCAGTACCCGTGATTCAGAGTGTCTGCTGGTAATCTTGGAATTTCCACCAAATGACTGTCTGCCTATTTCGGTTTTATTGGCACCGTTACTGCTTAATGTGTCGTAGGCATATTCCAGTACTACCCTGATTTCTTGTTGTGAATAGTATGTGCCGTCCTCATGAACATATTTTGAGGTATCAATTAAGGTTTCAGCTTTTTCAACCCAAGTTTGCTTCCCTGCCTTTACGATTTTGGCTAAATCATGTGTTTGCGGTAGTCCCCAATCATCCAGCTTTCCAACGTCGCCCCCAGAGCGGTTAAATCGTTCGCGCATGTTTTCAAAAACTTCGCCCATTTTGTCTGAAATTTTCTTGGCTACCGGATCGCCCGTATTCACCCCGAAACGTTCACGCACGATATTTTGAACCATTTCTTTATTTGTGAAGACACCTAAACCATCTTTGATATTGGTATAGAAGTCTACTAAGTCACCTCTGTAAATTGAGGCAATTGCTCGCGCTTTGGAGTCGATAGATTGTATACCTGACATATCACCATGAGCGGCAACCAGTCGATCTAGAACTTCGCTAGCTGTAAGAGTGGAATGGTCCAAAAGAGCTAAATTCTTGCTTTGGGTTAAAATGTCCTGAGCAGCAATTTTGTGCTTCCGCTTCAACTGCTTTTGAATATCCTGTGCAACGAATTTACCAGCCTCGGTCAGCTTGTCAGCATCGGATAAATTGCGCCATTTATTTACATCCTGTTTTGCAAGAGACTTCATGGCTTCTTTAATACGCTGTTCAATTTGCCGAGCCTCTTGCTGATTTAATTCATCCTTGCCAAGAGCTTTTGCGACGGCGGCCTTGCATTGGTCTTTCATTATTCAGCCACCTCATATGTAGCTTCAAAAATATCAGGCTTGCATGGGTAGAACTCTCCCTGCACACCCTTGATGATATAATCACCAACATTGGCAGACATAACACCTTCAAGAGTATTTATCTGGATAATATGCTTATCAATTCCAGATTCATTATATTGATGCCACTCATAAAACTTTGCCTTATTTCCAGTAAAAGAAAAAACCTCCTCAGCATTTTTTCCATCCCACTGGATTGCATCAATTACAACTGGTTTCTTGCGGTACTTCATAATAAAAATGCTCCGATAATTTCCATCATCAGAGCATTTGTTAAGGTTGGGTTTGTTGGGTAGCTTTATAGAGCTGTAAACAAATGAGACATATCCTTAACAAACATTCTTTTCCACTCTTGACCATTCCACATATGAAATCCATCAATAAAATAATAAATATTGTTGTTTAAATTTTGATAAAAATTAGCACCTTCCGGCTTATTCGCCTTTATCTGTTCGTAGGTCATTTTAATGATTCCTCATACTTTCCACATACGTGATCTAGCATTGAATTAATTTTCTTTTGTTGCTCGAGGTAGGCGTACCATGCGCCATTTACCCAATGCATGTCTGCTACTTGATCAGCATCATTAGGATTTTTCGCCACATACAACCAATCACGAACATCTAGATCCAAGCCGCAAAGCTTCTCTTTTATGTGTGGAAGGCTTTCAAAATTTTGTTTGAAGTCTATCATTTTGCACCTCTGCAAATACCTGAAATTGGGTGCGGAAAGCATTCAGGTAAAATGCCTTTCGGTGATCAGCCTATCCGCTTAATCATTAAACGATTTATTCCCCAAACTGTAAAGCGCAACTGATTGCTGTCTGAGTTGCCAAAGTATCTAAATCAGCTTGCTTAGCTTCAGCTTCCAATTCATCCAGACGCTCGCGCAAGGTCATGGTAATTTCCTCAATTTCTCCATCTGGTCGCATACGGCTAACTGAAATTTCCTGATCGGGATTATTAAAGATAATATCCAAAGCGGCCTTTTCTTCTGGTGAATCATTGCCAAATAACGAACCCTGACGCGGATCGCCCAAAGCTTCGATTTCCTCAATCTTGCTTTGAATATTGTCTGAAATGGCTTTGGCACTACGCTTATTTTGGTCAAAGACATTCAGGAACTCACGTGCACCAGGTGAAAGTCCATCATCGATGAGCTGCCCTTGGTTTAAATAATCCGGTACAGTCTGACCGCTAGACTTCAAATCACTCAGCTTTTGTGCCGCTTGTGCCAAGTCTTGAGCAATAGTATTTTGATGACGGCCACCTTGTTTAACCAGATCACCAAGCTGTGCTAATTGTGGTGCGGCACGAAGCAGAGCATTTAAAACGTTCTTACTATCATCATCCAGATTTTCAGCAAGGCGTGTTACAAGGCTAGAGTCACCATAGGTACGTTGCACCACTGCAGATTCAATCCGGCGCTTTCCTTCTTGTGATAAACGTCCTTCAGAGGTCATTACACTGGCACGTTCTGTTTGAGGCAACTGATTAACGAAGTTCCGTACAAAATCCATTGAGCCATCTAAATTGATCGTCCCATCATTATTGATTTTAAGAAGTGATGCATCAGGTAGCCGACCTACATCAGAAACTGCGCGCTCAGATGCGCTGAATTGAGCCACATCAGATTCATTGGCTAATCTGGCAAACTCTACCCGGTCAGTTTCAGTTAAACGTGTACGTACCAAAACAGGGGTATTTACACCCGATATATCCATACCACGTTCATTAGCCCAATTCTGAACAAAATCACGATATGCATCAGCTCGTCCAGATTCATAAGCCTTACCTATAGCTAGCGTTCGACCATTGCCTGATTCCACTACATTGTCCATGCCAATAATCGGTGCACCATCACTCAATTTATAAGACTCACCCAGTAGCTCAGGTTTTAAGTCATTGGCCATATTTTCAATCTGCTGCCGTGAAGCAGCACGGGTACGGTCACGCGGCTGTAGCTCTAAAGGATAAGCCGGATTCAACCCGTACAATTGGTCATTTGATGCAATCAACTCATTCAGGTCACGGACTTCATAAGCCATGTCGTAGCTTGAACCATCCATACCATAGGCTGTGCTGGTGCCAGATCCGCCGTAACGCGCACTAAGTGCATTCCACTTGTTGCGCCATTTGTTGATAGCTTGGCCAACGCTTAGACCTGACATGCCGTTATTTTTCACAATATCATTGGCGTACTTCGGGTCATACTCACGAACTACATCAATTAAAGGTCGATTTGGATCTGCCTTCAAAACCTTGACTGCGCCGGCAGGACCTAGCAGATGCCCTAAATATTGCTCATGAGCAATTGGAGGTCTGCCAAGTTTCTTGTCAATATAACTATTCGCCATCTTGATATGTTTCAGACCGATACGGATTTGTTCGTTTACATCGTTACGATTACCACCGCCTAAGTTTCTCCAAGATTTATCTAGTACCTGGAATACTCCATGAGCCGTAGATGAATCATTCTTGGCAGATGAGTTAAACTTTCCTCCTGTTTCAAGATGACTGATTGTTAAGGCAACCGATGGGTCTATACCTTCCTGCTGTGCACGTTTGGCAATATTTTTACCTTGGCCAGGTAGAGACATAGTTTCATAATTAATTGATCTTTGCTTCTCATCACCATGTACTGAGTGGACCACATTCACAGGTCGTCCTGCCCTAATGCTTTCTGTAGCATCATTCAGGTTTTTTAAGTGGTTATTATGCTGAATTGGATTGCTTGGCTTAACTGGTGCAGATGTATCGTCAAGCTGCATGCGATTAACTTCAAGTGTAGCTTCAATCTGTGTATTTCGTGCTTCAATCTGGTCCACATCAAGACTGGCTAACTCTGCTTCTACATCAGCATTTAGACGGCTTTGTATGTATCTGCCACCAATAAATAGCAATCCATTTAAAAAAACTTCAGTACTGATACTTTCAGGGGTAACTTCATATTTTTTAGCCTGCTTTTCATATCCTTGTGATTTAAGAATTTCACCAGATAAAGCTTGTCCACCGGTAGAGACTGCTGTGGCACCACCGACTGAAATGAGCGCATCTTTAACCAGACCACCTTTACCTTTAAGTCCAAGTGATAAGGGCAAGACAGTAGATACACCAGCCACAGTTCCATCTATTGCAGCAGTTTTAAGCGCTGTATCAGAATCAACACCCTGGTCCACCAGATCCTTATAGTTGTAATCAGTTTCAGAAAGACCGGTTACCAGTGCTGCTCCTGCCGTTCCGCCTCCTAAATTACCAATAACTGTACGTGTGGAATAGTCACCAATAGCAAAGCCAATATTGCCAACTATGCCTGTATTTTCTTTATCCTCTAGTGCTTTTACACCCTCAAGAATCAGAGAATTACGAGCATTTTCCTTCTTATCCTTGAACTTCTGATAGGGCTCTATAAATTCATCATTAGATAAATCCTTTACCGTATATTCCAGACGATCAGTTATGGCGGTAATAGGCTTGGTAATGGTGTCGGCCGCCTTTGCAAAGCCTGCACCTGCTCCGCGTAATGGCGCTGTAATTGCACCACTAAATGCCCCGGGTGCTTCTTTGGGTGTGGTGTCCTTATGCTGCAATCCTTTTGCATTCAGTTCATCAATCTGACGCTGATCTTCACCTGAATATTCTGACAACCAGTTACTCATTTTTTAATCCCCTCCGGCATAGTCCCGTTATAGAGTGCTGTACCACGCTCATTGATCAGGTCATAAGTAATAGCTCCTGTTTTTGGATTAGGCTCACCACGACGTAAGCGTAATGAACGTAATTCAGATTTAGGCACACCGTGTTTTTTCGAAAGTCCTTGATAAATCCCTTCAAGGTGGGCTTCAAAACGGCTGTCACTCATCCCATAAGGCTTTGATACTTTCCAGTCATGAATATCGCCGCCTGTATAACTTTTGAAGTTGCCCTGAGCATAAGTGCCGCCGGTGGCCATGCTCAAAGCAGCCTTGCTAATATCATTACTAATGTCATCTCTATCTTTGTGTTGATAAGCCTCACGCTCAGTTAGATGTGCATAGATTGACTTATAAGCCGCAAATGTCATATTTGCTGTGGAACCACTAGCTGACTGCCCCACGTATTCATTGAATTGCTGTTTTAACAGATCATCTTTAGGCATGATCATCTGCTTATTTTTCAATGCTTGGGTACCGCTAATAATTGCTGCTGAAACATCCTCACCTTTTTGCGACCGGAAATTATTCATTCTGGCCACGCCTGCCATAACATAAGACATATCACCACCACCAAGCTGGCCAAGCACAGAACCCCATATTTTAGGCCCATCTTGAATGCCTCGGCTTTCACTGATCAGGCTGCCAATAAAATCCAACTTTTGATTAACTGGCATTGCATCAAAAGAATCTTTAAGACCATTAACTTCTGCTGGACTAATTGGCTTAAGTACCGCGTTTGGGTCTTTCTTTTTTTGGGCAATTTGATAGGAACCAATCTCTACAAGTTTTTTAGCTGCCGATGCTGGTGCCAGTTTCATTTCAGCAGGATCAAGTTCAGGCAACTGAATGCCACGTTCACGTAATCCCAGATTTGGATCATCTTTTATGGTGCTCATACGATCACCATAGATACGTTCATAAGCACTTAATATCTTGTTCTCTGCAACCGGATCGGCGGATGAACTGTTAGCAATATGGGCTTTCATATCGCTGATCTTTTTAGCCTGCTCTGCTGAGCTCAGTTTGGAAAAGCTTTGAAAGTTATCTGACTGCTTAAGGTAAAACTCATACTCGCCCTGCATTGATGTGCCAGATACCAATGCACCGACATTTTCTATATAAGACTTGTCCAGTTCTCGGCCTGTTAGAACATTGCTGACAAAGTTATTCAGATTTTTTTCGGCCTCGGTCTCACGCTTTTTCTGTTCAATTTCCTGACGATCCTGAATAGTGCGTAGGCGACTTAATGCAGATGCTTTATTTTTCTGAATGGTGGGCCCATCCAGATATCCATATTTGCCGCTATCCAGATCAGTAACCAATGTCTGTAGAGATTCCACATCATCTTTATCAACCGCTGCTGTAACACGCTGATCAATATCCATCTGATCTGAGGTAACATCCAGGTTGTAAAGCAAATCTGCCTTAGCAGTTTCTGAGATATTCAACGCTGCAAGATTTTCCTGTAAATATTGCTTGCGAGCTCCTGGAGCCAACCGGGTGGATATTTGAAAAAAGCGTTCCGCCAATTGGCTGTCTTTTTGTTCATCAACTTTTAATTGCAGTGGAAGAAAATTAGAACGCTGCTTGTTGACTGAACTATTCCAATACTGCTGAAATTGCTCACGGGCATGAACAGGCAAATCACTTTCCATCTGCTTAAACTGTTCAGCGGACCATGTTTGTAATTCTGCATCAGCATCTTGTGCTTTTCGCACACCATTAGCCACGTCATTACGCAACAAAGTAACTTTTTCTGCGAAGCCAGTAGACAGTACGTCATCGACTTTTACTTTTGCTTCTTTTTCTGCCAGATCATTATTATATAGCTCAAGACGCTTAGCACTAACCTCCTGTTCTTGTCGCTGTGCTTCGCGTTGTTCTAGTGCTCCACCAATTGCATCACCCATGCGACTCAAGCCTGTCATGGCAACTTGTCGTGCCATTGGTGCATCAGGGATAATACGACCTTGTGAACGTGGGATAATCGCCATTATTTCCATCCTCCACTGAGTTGGCCAACAGCGTTAAATAGATCGCTTGTTGCTTCCATACCATAGTTATTACGCTGCATTTTCCCTTCGCGCCGGATTCTTTCAGCCTGATAGCCTGCGCCTCTTTTGGTCATTTCAGCATTGTATTCAGCATCTGCCAGATGCTCATTTTCAATAAGAGCTGCTGCGCCTACATCCACATCAAGACCATTTTCTGCGGCAACTGCGCGTGCACTAGATGCATTTCTTTTACCATCTTCTTTAATCTTTGAAGCCTGAAGATTGGCAACCGAACGTACTGTTTTAGCATTACCCTTTGAAACGGCATCTGCTGTTACGGCATTACCATAGCCCTGCAATGCTTTAAAACTTGAAGATATTCCCCCTCCACTACACATGGTTAACCTCCTTCTCTAAAACATAGCCAGTAAGTTTTAATCCGAGATGCTCATAAAGCTGAACGGTTTTATCTGCATGGATTCCTGACATGGTGCCAAGCTGAATGCGGTTTGCACCCTGAGCCTTGGCCCATTCAATGTAGTGCTGTACCAATTTCGCAGCAGCACCAGATTTACGGTATTCCGGCAGGACATATACGCCATGTTCAAAAGCCAGAACATGACCAGTACGCCAGCAGAGTCCGGTTTCACCAATTAATGCACCAACTGGATTATGTGATGTGTCGTACGCCAGAAAAACAGATTGTAAGTATTCGATAAGGTGATTCAGAAAGGCTCTGACTGTGGGTTCATGTAGACCCTGCTTACTAAAATTTGGTGACTCTTGAGTGAGACGCTTGCCAAAATCAACAAGCGTCTCCAAGTCTGCAAGTGTTGCTGTTCTTACTTCAAACATTCTATTTCTCGTTGATTGATACCCGAATAGAAATAGATTGCATGTGAAATGGCTGAGGTTTGTTGTGTGTTATTTTGAGTTCGAGTTCATGCAAGGTTTTCCAGCCCTGCAATGTTTCTGTGGCATAACCGGTATATGGCAGGTTATTAAACGCATTCTGGTTATAAAGCTTGGTTGAAAGCTCTTTACCATTGATATAACCACCAATTGACTGGTTCAAATAAATAGCAGTCTCATGCACAATAATTTTATTGAACATGGCCGTAGCTGGTGACTGGCTAAAGTCTGGTGGCAGCAAGTCAACTTCAAAATTAAAAGGCTGGCCAAGCGATACGGCTTGATTTAATCCTGGATCATTTAAGTTGAGTGTTGTGCCAGAGATGGAATACTCAGAATAGAAATATCCATGCTCATTCTTGAAATTCACTAAACTATGATCAATAAGATTTAACGGTAAATTTGTGATCGCTCCCTTACCTTGGCTAACGCTTACATCAAATTCACAATCACTTTGTGCAGTCTCCTTTAACTCCTCGATCACAACATTGTCTTTACGCTGAATAAGCATAAAACACTGATCTTCACCAAGTGTGGTAGGTAATGCACACATTGATAATGCTGGTCCACCGAAATCATGTTGTGCCCAAGCATTCATACTCTGCTCACGGTTGAGCGTAATGCTTGCAATCTTGCCATCATTCAGTACGATCCACACAATACTGCTAGGCGTTTGTTGATAGGTGAGTTCCTTAATACCTCCATGCTCTTCTGTGATGTGCCGGGCAATGATTGAAAGCTCAGGTGAAATCAGACCATCGGACTGGAAATCATAGGTTAAGGCGCGCAACCATTCTCCACCACGTTGGACAAATAGCAGCTCGTTAC